TTTGCCGTCAGTAAAAGCACGATCTGAGTCGTCTGGACCTGTGGGCAAGTAGCTACTTGGCACACGCAGACCGCGGGCCATTTTGTTGTTGAAGTATTTTAAATCGTCAATTTCGCCTAGATTTTTGCCGCCTTCCAGTGTGCTGACATCGCTGCCACGGCCTTCAGCTGTGACTGGGAAAAAATAGTCTTCGTTAATACTAAGTGGGTTGTATGATGCATCCATCATGTTGTTGCCGCCACCGTTCATGGTGGGGATTCGCCGCTGATGCATTTCGTTTTTCACACGTTCCACAAACGCCATGGCCAAGTGACTGGGCATGTTGCCCACGTCAATTTTGAAGATTCGTCGCTCTGGAGCACGGCTCACACGATATATCAGGATAGCGTCTTCCAGCAGTTCTTTTTGTTTGAACACTTTGTAGATCATTTCCAGCACTGATCGCCCAAATGGCCAGAACACATCCAGACCTTCGTTCAGGCTGATGTGTACCACGTGCTTGGCGTCCAAGCAAACTTCGTTCATGGCAGTCATAAATCTTGAATTACCCACGCCACCTCCGGTGCCGCCGTTGGGCATGGTGTAGTTGGCATTGCCTGATATGGTGCCGGTCACAGGGTTGGTCATGTAGTCTGTGGTGGTCTTGGCTGCCACAGTCATGTTTTGGAAGTTGGGGTTGATATCACGGATCACATACTGTTCGGGTCTCTTGCCTTCTGATTCGTTCACAATCACACGGGCCACTTTGCTCATGTCCACCCACATCATTTCAAATGTTTCTGGGTCGCGCACAAACACTTGATCACCGTACTTGATGGTGTTGCGGAACAGTTTGAATATGCGCTGGTCCAGCTTGTTCAGCTTGACCCACTGTTTCAACTGTTTCTTGACAATGTCAATTTCGTTGTCTGTGGGTTTGTCACTCCAGCTGATGTCAAATGGTGTGCCATTTTGTTCGTTCATCTGTGTGGAGAACTCAGCAATGATATCCAAACATGCATTGATTTCACTGTCCATGTCCATGTTTTCGTACTGATTGTAGCGTTCAACACGGTTGGGGTGTCCACTGTATACTTCAGGCAGTCTTGATGCATAGTTGCGGAACACAAAATCAGCTGAGTTATCACCATCATTATTGCGACCGTATCCGGGCAAGCCCAGTTGATTGCGACCCGATATAGGGCTCATCACCCCTGAAGTGTCTGCAACTTTGAAGTATTTTTTCCAGCCTTGTGAATTTTTATCTGCCATAGTGTGTTATTTATTGTTAGTTCACAGCGGCTTGTGCTATTCGTTGGTTGCTGGACACCAGAGTTTTTTGCATGCGAGTCATGTCTTGTAGTTCGGCTAGGATTTGTTGATTGACATCATCTCGAGGTTGTGCAGTGGCCTGCAGACTGATCTTGAGATCATTCAATGCTGCTCGTATTTCAGCTCCTACGTTGTTGCTCATGTTTTTGCCCATGGCTTCAATCTTGGCCGGGTCAATGTCAGGTTGGGCCATTGAACCCAGCAATCCGCCAGCACTGATTGTGACTGGTACTGATCCATTTTTCAACGGTATAATGGCTTCTGGCCCTTTTTCTCCTATGCGAGCCAGTTGATCTCTGAGCGCAATACCACCATCACCAAAACTGTTTATTGCAGTTTCAAAATCTATAGTGGCTTTGTTTTGATTTTGTGGCAGGCCAGTTTGCCCACCAGCATCTTTGGGAATACCAGCCCATAATCCACTAAGGCGGTTGACAAAGGCTTTTTTGGCATCCGGCGTGGGGTTGGCAGCATATTCATCATAGCCGGCTTGTTTGATCAAAGAGTCAGCCAGACGATCCTGCAGATCCTTGTCAAACATCTCATCACCTTGTATTTTTAGCTGCGCAATTTTTTCTTTCAAGGTGCCCTGTACTATTTGATATGCACCCACAGCAGTGCTTTCTCCTTTTTTCAGTCCTTTTTTTCTGCGTTGGTCTTGCAAGGCCAACACCTGGTCCACTGTCATTTTGGTCAGTTCTACTGCTGCCTTTTTGCCTTCGCCTTGCTGTATGTCATAGGGATTTTCTGCTCCGGGCGTGATCTCAGCACGTTGGATCAGGTTGCGGATATTCTGCATCTGCTGAGATGTATTGTTAGACGGTGGGGCTGGTTGAACCTGCGGTGCTGGCGTTTGATTTTGTGCTCTGCCTTTGCCTTGTAGTCGATCCAAAATTCCCACACTGCCTGCTGGTCGATTGTCAGTCTGCACTGGCGGTTGATTCTGTACATTGCCTCCAGCATTGCTGGAATTTTGCGTGTTGGGTTGCGTGTTGTCAGGTGCTGGTTGAACTTTACCACTGCTTTGTCGATTTGTTGGATTTGATGCTTGGTTTGATTTTTTGTCAGACAGTTGTTGTTTGTACTCTTTCAACATCTCGTTGGATCTGTCTTTTAGATCAGCGGCAGCTTGACCATTGTACTTTTTCAAAACATCAACTAGACCTTGCAATTCTTTTGCTATGTCCTTGGCAGCAGCGGCTATCACACGGTTTGGAGCCTGCAACTGGGGTTGTGCAGATTCTACCAAGCCTTGCATTTTTAGTCCCAACTGGCGTTGGCCTTCATTAATTTGAGCCTGATCCGCAGTATTTTGAGTGGCTTGATTTCGTTGTTTGCCGTATTCTTCGTCGGCCTTTTTCATCTTCTCCACTATGTCGGTTTGCAGTATTGCTGTTGCACCTAGTGATGCATTCATGCTTATAAACTTATCATTGAAATTGCCTGTGAGTCCAAGCACTGTGCCAACTGAATCTCCTGTTTGTGCCACCTGTTTCAGTATTGTTTGTGCAGCTTCAGCTGGCTTGATAGTACTGTCCAACATTTTTCGCAGTGTGGCAAATGCTTCAGGAGCCGATCGTTGCAGCTTTGCTGCGGCTTCACTGGCACCCGGTCCGCCAGCAACCATGTCTCTGGCCGCCGCGGCAATTTCGGGAGCCGCGTCGGACATGTAATCGTTGAACGTGGTCATGGCTTTGACACCTTCGAAATTTTTTGCCAGTGTCATGGCACGCATTTTGGCTGCGTATCGCTCTTCCTGCATAGCTGCGTTTCTGGCAGCTTCACGTGATTTGCGATCCACCCCGGTGATCATGGTCAGTTTGTTTTGTTCATCTATGTAAGCCCGAGCACTTTGGCCCAACTTTACTGTGTCGCTGATTTCATCTTTTGTGTTTCTGCCCAACTGGTTTTGCAGTTTGAGATAACTCATGGTGGCATCGTTTATGTCTTCCTGAGTCATACCTGTGCGAAACAACTCCTCGCGATTCATGTTGACCTGTGCTGATGACAGTGCTAGAGCTTTGGCACCTTGACGCACTGTGCCTCCTAGAGTAGCTAGATCTGCACTGCTTTGTTTTATAAGACTGCCGTATTCAGGAAATTCATTCAACATGATTCCCATTTTTTGCAGGTCACCGTACATGCCTTCTAGACCATCGCTAGCAGTGGCACCTGACTTGCTGATGTCTTGGAACAGTTTAAACTGCCCAGCAGCCATTTCATTGGAAAGTTTGGCTGCCTCCGCCGCTGCGCCAAACACTTTTGTGGTAATATAGGCTGCTGCTGCCACTAGAGATTTTATGACCACGCCGCCGGGCGTGAGAACTACCAGAGCAGCCGCCGCCAAGTTTACATTTTGTTGGAATTGGTCTAATGCTGCGTTGGCTGCTGTGGCCGAAGTGTTGCCCTGATATACTGCTCGAGCATAGGCACCTGTGGCTGCTGCCAGTGTGGACAGTCCTTGCGAAGCCAAATCGGCTTTCATCCCAAAATCTCGTATGCCAGTTTGAGCGTTCAGCAGTGCCTGACGAGTGCCGGGCAGCACTTGACCAAATTGTTTCATGTCTTGGTTGACTTGTGCCAGGGTCTGCGACAGCTCTTGTTCTTGTGGGGTCATGTTTGTGTGCCTATAAGTAGAACTATATTTATAGGTCAATTATGCCCCAAACTTCTAACCCTTTACAACAGTTTTTTCGCCAACCTGCCATCTACATACGGTTGCCCAGCGATGGACAACACTGGCCACCGGGCAGCCTGGACATGCCAGCCAATCACGAGTTACCAGTGTATCCCATGACAGCCATTGACGAAATCACCTATCGCACGCCAGATGCACTGTTCAATGGACAAAGCACAATCAGTGTGATACAAAGCTGTGTGCCAAATGTCAAAAATGCCTGGCACATGCCCGGCATTGATCTCAACAGTGTGCTGATTGCCATCAGAGTGGCCAGTTACGGACACAACATGGAAGTGGACAGTACTTGTCCCAGTTGTGAATCGTTGGGCGAGTATGTGACTGATCTCAGACGTATATTGGACCAAATGACTGCGGCAGACTATACTGTTCCAATACAACAAGGCGATCTTGAAATTTATTTTAAGCCGTTGAACTATCAACAACAAAATCAAAGCAGTTTGGATCAATTTGAGCAGCAAAAGATCCTGGCTGCTGTGCCTGAAAGTGATCTCACTGACGATGAAAAAATTGCACGTATGAATCAAGCCCTGGTGCGAATCACAGAAATGACCATGGAGTTGATCAGTCAAAGCATTGCTGTGATAAAAACTCCCACTGCCACTGTGACTGCCATGGAACACATTAGAGAATTTGTCAGCAACTGTGATCGAAAGTTGTACAATGCCATACGTGATCGCATGATTGATCTGCGCAAAAACAGTGAAATACCCAACATGCACATACAATGCAACAATTGTGATCACGAATACGAACAACAAATGACCTTGGACATGGTAAGTTTTTTCGACAAAGCCTCCTAAACAGCAACGCCGAACAAATTGGTGCCATGGTTGAAACTTTGGACAAGGAGGCTAACCAGATTCGCTCAGAAAGTTTCAAATTGGCTTGGTACATGCGAGGCGGCATAACCTACGAGCAGGTCATGCAATTGAGTTCTGTTGAACGTGGCATGATCAATGCCTTGGCCAAAGAAAATATCGAAACCACAAAGAAAACCAATTTACCATGGTTCTAGACACCCAAACTGTTACTGCTGACATACTGGCATGGAGTGAAACTTTTGTAGAAGTCCCACATCCCAGCCTGGGCGGCTGGCCACCTTGCCCATTTGCAAGGCAAGCACGTCTTAATCAAACCATACAAGTGTTGACCGGCGCTGATCCTTACTTTGATCTAAAGAATCGAGCACGTTGGGGCATGGGTCGGTATGAGGTTATTGTGTATGCATACGATCCTAAGGACTGGCCTTATGCTCGTTTTCACTCAGCCATTGAATCAGCCAACCAGGAATTTTTGTTGTCACGTGATATCCTGGCCCTGGAAGATCATCCTGCTGATGTGGAAGATGTCAACGGGGTAATAATGAATCAAGGCAAGTATGCTCTAGTTTTAGTGCAAAGTCTTTCAAAGTTAAACACAGCCGCAAAACAAATGGGTACCAAAGGATTCTACCATGCCTGGCCAGAAGAATATCTAACCGGGCTGTTTAATCATAGACAGGATCCTAGATGAGCAGTTATCAGTTTGCTAGAATAGATCTCAGCAAAACCAACTACAACATAAACATAGAATGGATGTACATAACCCGGCCAGACATACCTGCACTCAATGCCATCTATCGTGATTACTGCGTGTACAAAAAGTTTTCAAGCGTGATGCCCATATTTGACAGTAGATATACCGATCCAATGACTGATATAATTGGATACTATGACCAGGCCCGACTAGTGGCATTTTCACTGATCAAACGCTATGACGAACACAATGCCTTGTGCGATCAGTTTGCATGGACCTATCACAACCCCCGACTACGCATGGGCATAGAAACAATGAAAACAGAGTGTGCCATATACAAATCACGAGGATTCAAGTACTTGTACCTTGAGCAAGCACACCTGTACAAAAGCGAAATAGATGGATTTGAAATCTTAGGACCACTGGAGTAAAAATGGATTTATACACAATTTGGGCAGACAAAGAGGGAGACATCTCAGACATAGACTGGGTTAACGGAATGAAAAGTTTCTTTGATCATTTAGTAAGTGAAGGCCGTATGGAAACCTATAGAATCACACGTTGCAAGATGGGATTCCGTAGCATTGCAGACATGCCCGAATGGATGATCATTATGGAGTTCCGGGACATGGGCCAAATGGACAGTGCATTCAAACGTGTGGCCCCTCAAAAGGGCGAACTAGAAGAAAAACACAAAAGTTTCAATCAGTTTGTAAGTGGAAACATTCAACACGCATTGTTTAGAGATTGGCCAGATACCAACTTAGATGATTGAATCAACACATCACAATTTTATTGACAAAGACTGGTTGCAGTTGTTGTCTGACGAATTGCTGAATGCTCACGGCTGGGTGTTCAGACAAAAATTTTGGCGGTATTATCTGGCACAAGGATTACAACCTTATGTAGAAAGTAATGCAGCAACCTGGTATCACAACCAGACTAATGCATTGTATACCATGGCACCACAGTGGCGCAAGTTGTTTGACAAAGTATATGAACTGGCAGGTTCCAACTTTCAACTCATGAGATATGCATTAACTGGGCAAACTCAAAATCAGCAACCGTTATTGCATACTGATGTCAGCACAAATCTCAGCGGATGCTATAAAAGTTATTTGATATATCTCAACAATGTTGCCACACAAGGCTCTACAGATTTTGTAGTAGACAACAAATTGGTACATCAAGAACCACCCGAACCAGGCAAACTGATTGTGTTTAACAGTAAAATTTTACACTGTGGCAATCCACCAACGCAATCAGATTTTTTGCGATTGAGTATTGTATTACATGGAATACACACATGAAAGAACTGCTACGCAGTTCTGTTGATTTCACTTCGTTCATCAACTGATTGTCTTCTAAGTATCATCTAGATACTGTGGTCATAATTCACCGTATGCACGGTGAATTGAATGCATCATCTGAGTGACCGCAGTCATCTATTCTAAAGAGATTGTTGTTTCCAACACGGAGGCGGTTGACCGGTACCCCCTACTCTAGCTTCACATGTCAACGGAACCCTAGTGACCCGAAATAGATCCAAATCCTATAAGCTGGGGTTGCTTTTTCTCATCGCCCCAATCGTTTGCTGCCTTAAGTTAGTAGCTGTTCTTTGACGCCCAAGTCCAGACCGGGTATTGCACCGTTCCTCAATGGGGCCGAGTCATAACACTCAGCACAGAGTCGTGATTAAATTTTATCTTTG